GGAAATCCGGAAGAGAGATGATTGATTGGGGTGGGCCCGGTACCAGAAAAGCCGGGTCCTTTTTAAAACTGAATTTATGTCACAAGTAAAAGAAAAGATATTCTATGATTCAGATCCCGAAAAGGCTTGGTTTAAAACATTTGAGGCTTTAATGATTAAAAACAGGGATCACAGGAGGATATTAAACAGGCAACCGGAAATTAAATGTCTTAAAATTGATACTGGTTTTGGTTTTACGATGTTTTATGATTATTTGCATGAAAGATTTATAAATTCAAGAGAAAATGTAAAGCTGAAAGACATGATTATTGACTTTAAAGCACTCAGTAATTAATGTCTACAACTATTTACATAATTTCAGCAATAGTAATCATTCTTGCTGTTGTGGCCCTGCCAAGTAAAAACATGACAAAAATCATATAAAAGACTAACAACCGTCATTGTTTTAAATAGGTGAAATAGCCTACCTTTACTTCGTCAATAAGACATAAAATTTAAACTGCTAAGAAAATGACAACTTTATCAAATGACAAAAAATCGGTAAATTTCGACTTCGGTGGTCGATTAGATAACTTTCAGGTCGAAGCAATCTGTCAGCAAAACAGAAATAACGACAACGAAATTCGTGAATATCTCAAAGAAAGAAAAAGCGACGGGTGGGTAAGCGATGAAGCAATAGAAGAGTTTATTGACTTCAAAAACTCAGAATTAATCAACGAGATGATTTTTTAATCTTAGCAGGTCGGGGCAGCGATGACATCAAAGCCCTTTGCTAATTTGTTTTTGTCACAACAATAATTTAACTTTGTTGTGATTTATTATTTAAATATGAAGTTATCTGAAATTCATATCAATCCGGCAAATCCAAGAATTATAAAGGACGAAAGATTTAAAAAACTCGTTAAGTCAATAAATGAATTTCCAAAGATGATGGAACTTCGTCCTATTATCATTGATTCAGAAGGTATGATATTAGGCGGGAATATGCGATTTAAGGCACTCAAAGAATTAAAGTATAAAGACATTCCTGATTCATGGATTAAGCGTGCAGACGAATTAACAGACGAAGAGAAACAGAGATTTATCATCGAGGATAATATTGGCTTTGGAGAATGGGACTTTGATATTTTAAGTTCAGAGTGGGATCAGGAGAAATTATTCGACTGGGGATTAGATTTTCCTGATTTTGATCTCAAAAAAGAAGAAATAAACGAAGATGGTTTTACCACATCTAAAAATATAAAAACAGACATACTGCTTGGTGACTTATTTCAAATTGGAAATCATCGTTTGTTATGTGGCAATTCATCTGATAGTGATCATGTGGCAAAGTTAATGAATGGCGAAAAAGCTGATATGGTATTTACCGATCCGCCCTATGATCTCGAAGATAATTATTCACAAAACATATTTGATTCAGCAAAAGAGGACAGCCATATCTTCATAATGAACTCAGATAGGCTATTGATGGAAAATGTAAATAATGGTTATTCATGGTTCCGGAAATTCTTTGCAGTCGATTTTAGACAGGCCAGGCTTGTAAGTAATAATCAACCGATGACAAGGGTAGATTTAATCGCAGAGTTTTGTAAAGGCAAGACAAAATTTAATAATCTGCATGATGGATTTTCTACATTAATCGAATGTTGTAAGGTTCACAATGACAATGAAGAAATAAACTTCGGCTTTAATCAGGCAAAGAGAATTGAGCTCCCATCAACATTTATTCAGCATTATTCAAACAAGAATGAATTAATAGTTGATTTGTTTGGTGGTGCCGGTTCTACTATGGCAGCAAGTGAACAATTAGGGCGAAAATGTTACATGATGGAGTTAGAACCAAAAAATTGTCAAATAATTTTGGATAGAATGAAAAAATGTTATAACTTGGCATACAATAAGTTAACTAATAATTAAAAGATGAGTAAAATTTATGAACCAACAGGCCGGGCAAGAGAATATAGCCCATTAGCTCTGAATTATTTCAAAGGATGCGATCATGGTTGCAAATATTGTTATGTGCCGCCAATGATGAAACGCTTTAATGGAAGTTACGATCACTCACAGGTCAGTTGTGATCTTAATTTGAATGAACTTGAAAAAAGCATTCTAAAACTATCAAAAGAGGATAGACAGAAACAAGTCTTATTGTCTTTTACCGGAGATCCTTATTGTAATTTTGAATCTGGACAAACAAGACAGGTGCTTGAAGTACTTTTAAAGCATCAGATTCGTGTTGCAATATTAACAAAGAATCCCGAAAAAGCAAAAAAGGATATTGATATATTTAAAAAGTTTGAACATTTTAAAATTGGAACTACTCTTACATTTAGTAATATAATCCTTTCTAAAGAATGGGAGCCGGGCGCAATAGATTCGAGCAATAGACTTGACGCACTTAGGTATTTCAGAGAAAACGGAATAACTACATGGGCCAGTTTTGAACCCGTTATCATTCCTGAACAATCTTTAACACTACTAACGTGGGGATTAAATCATAATGCTTTTGATCATGTGAAAATCGGGAAACTTAATAATTATAAAGGATTAGATAAGGAAATAAATTGGAGCAAATTTCTTTATGATGCAGTTTATTTACTAAGACAATCATCTGCTAAGTTTTACATCAAAAAAGACCTTGCACAATTTAATAATGGATTGTATTTGTCAGGCAATGAATTTAATGAAGATTATTTGAATATTTAATTTGATAATAATTTGATAAAATGCCCAAAATCTGTATTGTCGCTACATGTTTTGATCGTCAATTTCAACTCAATAAAACCTTAGATTCTATTTCTAAAAGTTCATCCGGCAAAATAAGATTAATGAAATGAAAATAGCGATACTTACACCGACACGAGGAAGAGTTCAAGGATTAGAACGACTTTATAATAGCATAATAAATACTATCTCAGGAAATAATCAGATTGATTTTGTCTACTATGTTGACAATGATGATCCTGCTTTTAGCAATTATGCTTCATTGAAACTAATTAAAGATAAGAATATCAGGGTAGTATTTGTAAGTGGTCAGAGAAATCCAATTTGCAAGACTTGGAATTTACTTGTTAATTACTCTGATGCAGATTGGTACATGTGCGGGAATGATGATTTTATTTTCAATACAAAAAACTGGGATCTGATTTTAGAAAACAAAATAAAAACTGCGCTTCATCCTTATTTTATGTATTTTTTTGATGATGGAATTCAAGGGATGAATCATGCTGCGTTCCCGATTGTGTCAAAAGAATGGATAAGTGCAATAGGTTATTATTTTCCTGAAAAATTCATACATAATTACCCGGATACGTGGGTTAATGATATAGCTTTAATTGCGGGGATAAGGGTTTATATTTCAGAAGTAAAAACGACACACTTGCATTATTCAGAGGGGCTTAGTGAATATGATAAAACATATTCAGACGGCTTGGAGGGTAATTCAAATGAAATTGATAAAAGAATTTATATTGAAACTGCACAGGAACGAGTTAATTTAGGTAATCTAATCAAAGAAAAAATAAAACTATGGGAACAACTGGGCTCTTCACTTTAGGCAATTTATATATTTCTGATTTCATTAAGGATGGGCAAGAAGGAATTAAGCATGAGCTTGCGCTTGTGATGGATGATGATGGAGCAGTTAAATTACCTTCGCATGGTCCGGTAAATAAGATGTTCGGGAAATACTGGTACAGATCAGGCACTAATGAAAGTATGAGAAGAGCCTTAAAAGATGTTGTCAATTCAATCTTAGCTCTGAGAAAAAAGGATTCTTACATTAACAAACAAAATACATGGTTAGATATTGCCTCTAATGATGGGACGCTATTAAGTTATGTACCTTTAAATTATTATCGCATAGGTATTGATCCCTGTGAAGATTCGTTCTTGGAAGAAGCCAGAAGTCATTCTGATTTAATTATTCAGGATTACTTTTCTGCTTCTGAAGTTGAAAGATATACTACCCGAAAAGCGGATGTTATCACCTCTATTGCAGTATTTTATGATATTGTGGAAAGAGAGAAGTTCTTAAAAGATATTTATGACGTACTCAAAGATAATGGCATTTGGGTATTACAACTATCTTACACGCCGTTAATGCTAAAGCAAATGGCATTTGATAATATATGTCACGAACATTATTATTATTACTCGCTTTTTAACATCAAAAAACTACTCGAAAGGAGTGGCTTTAAAATAAAAGATGTTCAATTGAATGATGTTAACGGGGGATCGTTCCGGCTTTACGTGATGAAAGATGTTTCTAAAGAGATACTAATTTCACAGCCACATCAGGACGTCTGTAATATGCGAATAGAATCATTACTTGAATATGAAAAGGCATTACAATTAGATGCTCCGTTTACCTGGTTGCAGTTTATCTCAGATGTTGCAAAATTAAGTAACGAGGTAAGAGATTTTATTGTTATAGAAAAGGCAAAAGGGAAGACAATATGGGGATATGGCGCATCGACCAAAGGTAATACTTTGCTTCAATATTTTAACCTTAATAATTCTTTGATTGATGCAATAGCAGAAAGAAGCTCTTATAAGATAGGATTAAAAACAATAGGAACCAATATACCTATTGTATCTGAAGAAGAAATGAGGATGGCGCAACCGGATTATTTATTAATACTTCCCTGGCATTTTATCTCTGAATTTATCGAAAGAGAAAAAGAATATCTAAACAAGGGAGGTCATTTTATTGTTCCCTGTCCAAAACTTAATATTATATAATTTATTTAATAACTCATATTAACGAAGGAATAAGAAGAGTCTGTAATAAATTTGCTATAACGAAAAACATAGTTTAATTTTGCAGAATGATACGCAAAAAGGGAAATAAGTTTGTGGTCTATTCAAAGAAAGGAAAGAGGTTGAGTAAGCCGGTAAGTAAAAAGGCAGCATTGAAAAGACTCAGGCAAGTCGAATATTTCAAACATAAGAGATGAAAAAGAGTAAAACAAAGGTTAAGCCATTCAAAGAGAAATCTTTGCACAGGATAGAACAAAGTCAATATTTCAAAAGAATAAACGGAGGGAAGAAACGTGAAAAAAGGGGAAACAAATAAACGAAAAGCCGGAAGACCAGAAGCAAAAATAGACTGGAATATTGTGACTAATTATTTGAAGGCTCAATGTGATAGTGTTGGAATTGCCGGTATTTTAGGAATCTCTGTTGATACTTTATACCGTAGATGCAAGATTGATAATAAAATAGATTATACGGTATTTGTTGAACAAAAGAAAAGCGAAGGTAAAGAAATGTTAAGAGCGGTTCAATTTAAAACAGCTCTTGGTAGTAAAAACGAAGGGATAAATCCCAATGTAACTATGCAAATATGGCTCGGTAAACAATACCTAGGACAAGAAGATAAACAAAAGGTAGATTCTACTGTTACTTTTCCTGTACTCCCATCAATAACAATAAAAACAAGAAATGCCACAGACTGAACAATATGTTTCCGATCCTCAAATGGCAATACTTGAAAGTACTGCCTCGATAAACCTATTTCTAGCTGGCATCGGTAGCGGAAAGTCACATTTAAATGGAATCAAATCGTATCAATTCATAAAAGAGTTCCCGGAATGTACCGGGTTTGTAGCTGCTAACTTTTACGATCAATTAAATACTTCTACATTTTTCAGAATAAGAGAGTATTGGAAATCAATTGGGGTGACTGAGTGGAGCAAAGAAAACCCATCCGGGACTTATGTATCAGGGAAACAACCGCCAGCACACTTCAAAACATTTAATCATAATTTTGACAGTTATCATAATATTGTCAGCTTTATAAATGGAGCTGTTTTGTTTATTGGTAGTCTTGACAACGCTAAGTCACACGAGGGTAAAGAACTGGCTTATGCGTTCTTAGATGAGACAAAAGATACAGCCGAAGAAGATGTAAAAGAGATAATATTAGGCCGTTTACGTCAACCTGGAATGTACTTGGTTGATGGAAAGTTATCACATACCGGGACAAAAGATCAACAATACAACCCGCTTTATATCACAACTTCACCTGCAAAGAGCGACTGGATAAACGAATGGTTCCAGTTAGATAAATATATTGAGGAAATAGGAGTAAAGATTTATTCCGGGGAAACGTTTTTTGAAAAGGAATTCGATAATAAAAAGGTTGTAATTTCTTCAACGTATCATAATATTGAGAATGTAGGTAAAAACTATATCGATAATGTATTGGCAAACAATACCGAGGAAAGGGGCAAGGCTTTAATATACGCTAATCCATTTAGCGCAACCGGGGGAGAGTTCTACTCATCTTTTGACCGCTTAAAACACGTTATGCCATTGAAATACGATAAAGATTTGCCACTCCATTTATCATTCGATCAAAACTCGGTCCCTTATAATTCTGTTTCAATTTGGCAGATAAGAAAAAGAGATAATATTTGGGAGATCCTTTGTATTGATGAAATAGCACTTGAGAACCCTCGTAACAGCACGGAAGAAGTATGTGAACAATTTGCAGGGCAATATCCGCATCATTCATCAGGCGGGTGGTATTACGGAGATGCTTCTGGGAAAAGCCGTTCTACAATGAACAAAGATTTTAAACATCATTACGAAATAATTGAATATAAACTGAAAAAATACTGGAATAATTCATCTAACAGAACTTGTTTCAGTAATCCATCTGTTGTAAAGCGCAGAGATTTTATAAATGCTATCTTTGAGAATAAGTTCCCGCTCAGGATTTATATAAACGAATCTTGTAAGTTAATGATAGCGGATCTAATGTATTTGAAACAGGATATTGACGGGACGAAGAAGAAACAAATCGTTGAAGATAAGGACACCGGAGATAAATACCAGAAATACGGGCATCTATCAGACGGGATGGATTATTTCTTAACTGAATTGTTTAAAGAATATTACAATGGATAGTTTAAATAGAGAACAATACGGCCTATAAAATAAAAGAATAAAATGAATAAAGAAGCTGGATTAGAATTACTGAAAAAAGTAATCGAAAAAGAAATATATCATCAGGACTACAAGCGAGTAACTGAATTAGCCGATAAATACTATAAAATGAAGACCGGCGATAATATTACCGATCTTCTTGGTAAAATTGTAACAAGGGAAACGCCTGAAGAATTTGAACAAAGATGTAATATTTCAAAATCTGTTATTCCTTCGACTCTTAATTCTACTCAATTGCCGTTTCAAAAAGCTATTCGCAAACAACCGCTTTTAAGAGAGATAATTTATAAATCAAGTGACAGAGTAAAAGAACTTGAAGAAATCATAAACAAATACTGGGGCCAGAAGTCAGTTGAAGAATATCTTGAATATGCAATGATTGATTATAATTATATTGATCCAAACGCTTTCCTGATAACTGAGTTTGATGCTTTCGATTCAAATACTGAAAAGGCCAGTCCTTATCCGTTTGTTGCAAATTCTGAAGAAGCCATAATGTTTGAATACAAAAATGAGAATCTTCAATATTTAATTGTAAGGCTTCCGATTAAATTCATTGAGAATGAGATTAAAAAAGATGGATTAAAATACACCATGTATTTAGGCCCTGACACAATACAACTTGTTGAGGTTGGTAAAAAAGAAATATTCTCTGAAGAAGACGGAACTATCCTTGAAATCAATGCACATTTTTATCTCTATCAGGAATTTCAACCCAAAGCAAAGAAGGTACCAGCTCAAAGATTCGGTTATTTAAGAGACGCGGAAACACAAGGAAGAACATTTGTATCAGTTTTTCATCCTATCCTTTTATTGCTTGAAAAAGTAATGAAAACAGATTCTGAATTAGATATGAGTACGGCCTTAGTAGCCTTTCCAATGCGCTGGGCTTATGTTGATAGATGCCCTAATAAAGATTGTAATGGAGGTAAATTATTTGACGGCAGTACTTGCGGAACGTGTCATGGGACTGGTAAGCAACCGCTTCACGATGGGGTGAAAGACGTCATTACACTTGAACTTCCACGAGATCCAAAAGACATGGTTCAGCTCGATGATCTTTATACTATTAAAGGCCCTCCAATTGAACTATTGACTTTTAATAAAGATTATATCATGGAGTTACGGAAATTAGTATTTCAAATGATGTTCAACAATGAGATTACAACCCGTTCAGAAGTTGCAGTAGCGGTAACAGCAACGGAAAGTAATTTCGGAACAGATAATATGAACGACACACTTTATCCTTTTGCCCGAAATTATTCAAGTATGTGGGAATTCGTCGTAACTGATATAGCAA